ACCTTGACCAGACCCAGCGGCATTCTGTGGGCATGATGCGCAGTTGCTAGCTTGTGGTTCTTTAACTGAACTATCAGGTGTTTCACCATCTGCTGACCAGCACTCAGGTCCTTTGCTAGCGCCTTCTTCGTATGTGCCTGCATAAAATGTACGGCTGATCTTAGGTGCAGCTTGAACAACAACTACATCAAGATGGCGATCATCAATCGAAGCTACTTCTTCGCTACCCGCTAATAAACGGAATACACCGCCTTTAATGGAAATACGCTTGCCGTTACCACCACCGCCACCACCAGCCAAACTCTTGGCGAGGTCAGACAGTTCTACATTTTTAGCAAATGATGGAAGTTGTGAGGGGTTAAATGCTGTGAGTTCTTTACTCATTTGTTACTGCTCCTGTACTAGTTGGTTTGGCAACTGCCGCACCTGTTTGTAAAAATTGTAAGAATACTGCTGCTGTTTCTGTAACCTCAAAGGCGCTACCTTCGTACATGCTTTTTGCGGCGGTATCTAATGCCATTCTGCGTAGGTCAAGTTCGAGCATAATATTCCGAGCCGCTTGTTGTACGGCTTGCTCTTCGGGTGTTAGTGGTGCATTCATTTACTTCTCCTTATTTGGTTGGTTTACGTACTGATACTGAAACTTCGGACATAGAGTTTAACCCCATAGGTACAACGCCAGGGTTTTCCTCTAAGAACATCGCCATATTTTTCTGAGCAATGCGCTTCTCAAACAAATCGAGCGCATCGTTCTCTACCACAAACGTCTTGAATGAATCCCAGTCATCTGTGTAATAGCGTGTTTTCTGTGACAGGATAATTGTGCCTTCATCTGTTTTTACAGACTGAAGACCGAGTGCCACCATCTGATCCTTCATGGCATTCTTGATTTCTTCCTGTTGTGCTTTAAGTTCTTCGAGCTGTGTTTCATACTGCGTGGTTAGCTCGTTAGTCTTCGCGTATATCTTGCGATATATTTTTGCTAGCTTGTCTAGCGGAATTGCTTCGTCTGACATACTTCCTCCTTTGTCAATAATTATACATCAATGCAGACAGTTGTACAACCCAATACAGGGTTTTATTTTTCGCCAATCTCCTCCTTATACAGATTGAGCAGAATGTCGTGACCTTCTACACGCTTCTCTAGTTGCGCAAACATCCGCTTTTCTATATCGCTACCTTGTAAGTGTATCACAGTAACATTCGTACCTGTCTGTCCAATACGATCTGCTCTAGCAATGCACTGTAGGTAAGTCTCTACAGACATAACGGGGCCATAAAATACTACTGTATCCGCGGCTGTAAGCGTTACCCCATGAGAGGCTGACTGGGGTTGAACTACCAGTATACGCGGATTAGGTTCTGTTTGGAACCGTTTAAATATATCGGTACGCTTATTAACCGATACGTCACCATGAATCACCTCTGCCGCCACGTTATGCTTAAGAAGGTACTCGTGGATGGTCTCGATGCTGTGCCTAAAGGGTGCAAATACAATCACCTTTCTGTTGGTTTCTTCCAACACTTCTAGCAAAACATTCAAGCGAGGAGCGCAGTCAAATTCCACGACCTCATGGCTGTCGGTGTATGCCGCACCAGCAGAAATCTGTAGTAGCTTGGATACACCAGCCGCGGCGTTAACTGCCGTGATAGTCTCGCCCGAAGCCTGCATAACCATGCGCTCTTTGAGGAGCTTATAGTACTTGACTTGCTGTGGGGTTAGGGGTATCTCTCGTGTCTCAGTTAGTACTGGTGGTAGGTCTGTACACTCTTCTTTGGTAAACCTAATGGCAGGTTGCAACGCAGCAAATACCGCCTCAGCCGCCCCGCTCTTAGGAACCCATTTGAATTGGGTAAGCTTTTTCATAACCTTGTCGCGCCACGCAGTAGCAAACTTTGGTACACCAGTCGGGTTAACTAACTTAGCTAAACCATACGCATCCACAGGCGATTGCGCAGAAGGAGTTCCTGTCATCATCCACAACATTGAATCAGGGTGCAGAATTCTATTAAGGGACTTCCATCGTTTAGTTGATGCGTTCTTGTATGCGTTGGCTTCATCTACTATGATCAAATCAAACCGCCCATCGCGTGCAACTTCCTCGGCAATTAAGTTAAGCCCATCGTAGTTAACGATAACGAACTCATAGTCGCCTTGAACCATCTCGATACGCCGACTAGCCTGAGCATGGTGCGCCGCAATTGCAGACCTATGGATTATGCTGTTAGATATACCGCTCATCCAAGCATCGTGCATGATTGATAAAGGGCACAAGATTAAGCAACGTCTGACTTTCTTTAGCCGCATCAAGTAATCCGCCGCCCATAAAGCACTAAGCGTCTTACCAGTTCCAGGGTCATTAAATACAAACGCTCTTGGGTTAAGTGTTAAGAAGGAGGATGTTTCAACCTGATGCGCAAAAGGTCTATGCCTGCCTGGCCAATCATACCTAGCCGTTATGGGCGAGACTAAATCTTTAACACCTAAGTTTCTTAATACCCTTACTTCCTCTAGACCCCAAAATACTGCCATCTCATATACACCACCATTCTCACCAACTATTTTACTGCGCGGAATAATACTGTACTTATCGGGGTCACGCGTTCTAAATACTAGAGCTTTGTTCTCTATTATTTGCATCTTCGTTTCTCTCTTCTTTTTGTTTTATGTAATCGTTTAAAGTCTTTGGTTGCTTTTTTCCAAAGATTGCTTCAAAGTTTTTATCAAACTGTTCTAGTTCTACACCTAATGGGCGAGGTGAATCGCCTTTGCCGCCATCTCTCATTCTTTTTCCTTTGCCATTCTTAATGCCGTAGCATGTATTTTCCCATCAAACCAACGCCTAACCACATAACTACGGATAACACTAATAACCGTATACAGTAGCCCCATGAAAAAGTTCTCGCTAAGTGTGATATGGAATCCAAACAAAGGCAGAATAAGTAAATTAGCACAGTAGTTAATACCAAAGCCAATAAATACGTTGATGCACGCTTCATAAAAACTCCCTAGTTTTGTTTGCCTCATGGCATAAGTTCTTTTGGTGGCCTATCGTCACCCTCTAAGTACGTCTTGCTATACAACGTAAGCATTCTTAGATTACACATAGCGTGGGCTAGGTGTGGTTGACCTGACTCAGCATCAATATTCTCACCAGCTTGAAACGCAGCTATGTGACGCAACGCACAAGCTAAGGGCACAGACCAAGGCATTCCTTTAGCCCAGTTCCAAGCCGCATACTTCTCTTTACCATACATCCAAACTCTAGCCTCATCTTCCAATGTAGCTAGCGGGATCAAACTAAGGTCAGCTTTACCGCCATTGAACCTAGCGCCTGATCCTTTTGCTGTACTGTTTACATCTCCAATACCTTTTAATACTGTGTCATCACTATAGTACGTATTATAGTCATCATAGTGTGGTATCTGTACTACTTCTTCGTTTGGCATCATTCCTCCTTATTTGATTGAGCCATCTGCCTTCCTTGGGAAACTTCTATTAGCACTAGCACTCTTAGCTCTAAGATTACTTCGTACCGTCTTACCGCCTTTACTCAAAGGCTTGGTGTGGTCTACGTCTTTACCGTCGCCTTTACTTACTACACCTTCACGCTCAAGCATACGTCTAGCTTTATTGCGTTGGGCGCGTTTCTTTTTTACAACTTCTGTGCCGTCGTAGTTTGCATACTCGGCTTTGTAATCTCTTTTATAAACCATTTTGTTCTTTCTTAATAACGTTTGCGGTGAAACTCACAGCTTTTTACAGGACACCACCCACACAGTGGGGTGCTATTTGGATTCCATATGTCATTGTCGTGGCTAGAGGCGAGCTTGGCAACCCGTTCCCTATACTTATTCCAATGGTAAGGGGCATCTTCTAACAGCATTTTATGCTTAACCGCGCTACCTTTAACTACAAATAGCAGGGCTGAGTTAACTTGCCGTATGTGGGGAAAGTGAGCAAACACCATCAAAGACATTAAGATTAGCTGATCTCGATCAGGATACTTGTCGTTGCCTGTCTTATAGTCAATAACCCAAGCCTTTAGCCCATCGTCATCAATAATAAGTAAATCAGCAATACCACGTACCCAAACGTCGTCATCTTTAAAACCGCATGGGGAAAGGTCAACCCTCAACCCCATCTCATACTCAGCTAACTTGCGTCCTTCTTTTTTAAGTAGGCTATCCAGTACTGGCTTCATGTAGTCATACTCAGGGGGCAGGGGTGTGCCATCCTTAACGTAAACTTCTGCCGCTTCATGCACTTGCTTACCGTAGATAGTGTGAACAGTATCAGTGAAGGGGTAGTTTTTAAGTACCTTGACTTCATGAAACCGCCTAGCACAACCTTCGTAATCTTTAAGCCCTGAATGGCTCCACTTAATTGTAGTCATTAGAATTTCGCTGTTCGTATGGCTTGTTCAAGGCGGTCGGCAAACCCACTAACAAATGTTTCTTTGGCGTTCAGTTTGGACTCACCCATATCGTACAAAATAGCATGAACAATCTCATGCCACAAAGTATTATGTTGCCGCGATGCCGCCTGCTTAGCAATGGATATAGTGTGGTTACTGTAGTTATATGCGCCTCGGCACTCATCCCTACCGACAAACACACTATCGTATAGCTCTACTTTGATTTTGGTTTTGCCTATTGTTATTACCTTTGGTACTGCAAATCGTTTGGTCACTTCGCTTCTCCATATCGTTTGGCACAGCCGGTCTCAGCGTCAAGAGGGATTCCTGACATGTACTTAGGATCTGCTACCATCTGCGCGTGTACCCAAGTTTCAGCTTCTACGGCTTCTGTCTCGGGAACTAGTACTACAACTTCATCATGCACAGTTAGTACACA